TATAAATATGAAAGCGCCCTATTTTTTGGGCGCTTTTGCTTTATAAGCGAAATCTGGTATGGGTGGACGTTCTCGTGGTCCTTTAGTAGGTTTGGCTTCTTGAGAGCCATTCATACCTTTAAGTTTATTGTCCATCTCTTCATTTTGTTTTGTGATAGTCTCATTTAATTTATGTAAATAAAAATGTCTATATCTTATAGGCATATCATATACTTCATCATGAGTGAAACCACCTTGACTATGATAACATAATAAAAATATTTCTTCTAATACTATTTTTTTATATTCAGGCGTCAGGCCAAAAAAAGTTTACACCTATAGGCATATCGACGCCCTCCACTACGTCACCACTAGCTTTAGTAATGTTTACTTTTAAATTAACATCTGGCATTACTTTTACCATTTGGTCTCTTAATGCTTTAACATCTCTAGCTAACATGTTATCTACAAATTCTCTTATTGTAGCAGTATCTCTATCTCCATTAACAGCTATAATAGTATGTTTTAAACGAGTTGTTACTTCATATGATCCTTGAGCGTTAATTTTTTCTAAACCTTTAATTTCTTTTTCAATTTTTTGCTCATCACCATGAGTTAATAACTTAAATATTAATGTTACTTTAGAAAAAGGTAATTGAAGATTAAATTCATTTTTACCTGGGGTGAATAAGGATTCATCTAATGGTTTAGTATCTACTGTTGTTAAGTCAACTGTTGCTTTTTCAGATTTGCCTGTTAAAGGATCTGTATACATAAATTCATAGTCTTTACCATATCCTAAAATACGAGCAGCTAATAAAATAGCATTTTTATCTCCATTTAATAATTCATTATAATCAATAGGTGTAACAATCATTGATTGTAATAATTTATCGATAACAGTACCTTGACGAATAAAGTTAGAGTTAGATAAAATATCTTCTTCTTTAGCTGTCATATACTTCATTTCAATAGTTCCTTTTGATAAAGGAGATTCTGGGGGGTAAATTAATCCTTTAGAGGGTAAATCAATTTGTTCTGTGGGAAACTTAAATTTTTGCTCCATAACGTAATAATAATTTGTTTTATATATATAAATATACTAAAATAAAAAAAGTCGTCCAAGTGGACGACTTAATTTTATGTTTTTCATAGATCTTTTAGTAGTTCAAGATGCAATAATCCATAGCTAATGTTAAGCTAATAGTAATATAAGCTTCATTAGCCCAATCATATTCACCAAAGTTAGCTTCTTTAACGTAAGCTCCTTTGATAATCCATTCGCCTACCACATCACCAACAGGACCTAAAATATTTAAACGACAATCTTTTTTATAGAAGTCAGAGTAACCATCTCTACCTGTTACTGATTCATGTGCTAAACGAGCCCACTCCATCACTGCCTGAGCACCACTTGGTGTTACAGGATCATATAATTCTATGTTCATATCATTCCACCTAACTTTACCTTTTACTTTACGGTAAACGTTAATATGATCTAATATAATTTCACCAGCATTAAATGAAGGAGAAGAAGCTTTTTTAACTAAATAGGTTGGGATACCATCAATATACATTACAAAGCGATTTTGAACTTTAGGTTCAAAAGCTGTAAACATAATTTCTGTAGGGTCTAGTACTGGCATGTTAATTTATTTATTATAAATATTAATAATATTGTTTCTTTGCGATTTATGGTTTAGTTGTTTGTTGTTGAGTTGAGGATAAAGAAGTTATTTTATCACCTTGAGATTGATTTAAATTAGTTGCTATTTGTTTAAATCTAGAATCAGTTTCAACAGATTTAGCTAATTGTGGTTTAGCTTTTAAAATAGCTTTTGTAAATGCTTCAATAGCTCTACTTAAATCTTTAGCATTTGTTATAGTACCAACTAATGATATAAATGCTCCTGATTTTACTATTGGATTTAATTTCAACTCTGCAGCGGCATCATCTTTAAATCCTTCTTTAATAATATCTACTAATTTAATTCTTTTATTCATATATATTTTTATTAGCTTCCAAACTCAACTCCAGTTGGTAAGATATTGAAATCTAAGAGGATAAACTCAGCTGTACGAGTTGGTTGTAAGAAAATTTGTCCTACTAATTGATTTCTATCAATTACATCTGGTGTGTTATTTGTTTCATCCATTACAACTCTAAAAGCAAATAAACCTTGTCTTTGTTGTACACTTTCTAAATATGGAGTAACTTGAGATAAAAATCTATTTCTTGTTACTGTTGTATTTTGTTCGAATATTAATGTTTTAGCTACATTACCTATATAACGTTTCAAAGCGATTAACAAACGACGAACACCAATACGATCTAAAGCACTAGCAGAAGATTGTAATGTTTTCTGACCAAATGCTGTTACACCAATGTTAGGGAAAGTAGCAATTGGATTAACTTTACCAGCGTATAATGTATCACGATTCATTGGAGATAATTTTCTTTCAGCTTGGATTACACCACCTAATCCACCTCTATTTAAACCAGCAGGAGCAAACCATTCAGCACTTACATTATCATTAAATGCATAAACACCAGCCATAATAGTTGAAGCAGGTACCCAAACTAATTTACCAGTTTCTTGAGATACTACTTGAACCCATGGCCAATAAGAACCTGCATAGTTAGTATCTAAAGTAGTAGCTCTATTAACCGGAGTTAAAATTGTTGAATTATAAGGCACTAAATCCATAATATAAAAATAATCTCCTCTTTCTTCAGCATTTTGAATAAAATCAGCTACAGCTGTATGGGAACTTTGAAGTAATCCAGGTGTAATTAATAACTCATAATCATATTCATCTTTATTAGATAATATATTACTAGCTGTAGCGTAACTATTAGTGTCTACACCTTGAGTTATAGTACCAATATTTCCAAATAAAGTAGGTCCAATATTTGGAATATCATTACCTGTAGCTCCACTAAATGATCCACCAGCTGATCCACTACCAACACTAGGTAATGAAGCTGAGTAGCTATTATTAGTGATAGGATCGTTAGCTACACTTCCGTCATTATTAAGATAATTTGGAGTTGGTAAATTAACTGAGCTGACTCTTACATAGCGACTATTATTAACATATTCACCATTCATTTTAATATAATATCCTCCCATATCAGGATCATATTGAACTGTTTTTGATTGATTACCAATTACAGATTCAATATAATTTACAGAATTAGGATCTAAAGAAACATTAGTATATGTTTCTAAAACTACAGGAGTATTAGTATTATCATCTCCACGACGAATAAGTAATGTAAATGTACCATTAGAGTTATTTACATTTCTAACTTCCCAACGAACATTTTCTGCTGATCCAGTACCTAAAGAGCCATTACTTAATATAACACCATTGTTATTAGCTATTGTGCCATATGTTAATGTTTCTAAAGTAAAAGATACAACACTAGTAGATCCAGATTTCATAATATTAGATGTAGCTGGAGTAAATGATCCGCTAACTACTCTTGTTACTAGTATACTTGTACCACCTTGTTGGAAGTAATTATACGCTGCTATTGATGTTAGAAATTCATAGTTAGCACCACCACTGATAAAAGATCCACCAAATCTATTAATGTAATCACTATATGAAGAGACTACAGTTGGTATATTTGGTTGTCCTTTAACAGTTGGGCCTACTAATGCTAAACCAACAGTTATAGGACCTTCAGTTATTTGAGATAAGTCATTCTCACGTGTGAGAACACCAGGGGAAATTAATGTTTCTTGAGCCATGTTTAAATTAGATTTTATCTACCAATAAATATATAAAACAATATATAAAACGAAAAAACCCCGCCATTACTGACGAGGTCTTTTCTATATTAACTCCTAACACCTAACAATACATATTATGATTTTATTTCTCCTGTTTCTAGATCAATATTTCCTTCTCCATATTTTTCTTGCAAGTGAGAAGCTAATTTAATTTCTCTATCTTGCAAAACATTATATAAATCTAATAATTTTCTTTTTTGTAATTCTAATTCACCTAAAGATAAAGCTAACTCTGAGTATTGTTGTCTTATTTCTTTTATTTCGGTTAATTCATTTTCAGTTAGTTTTTTTGATATAATACTCATAAATTTTATTTTTTAGTTGATTTTTTCTTTGTTTTAGTAATATCAGAAGAAGATTTTGTTTTAGTAGTGTTTTTAGTTGATTTTTTCTTTGTTGTTTTTTTAGCACTTATAGCTAATACAACAGATGGTTCTGGAGTTGATTCAGGGGCTAAATCATATTCAACTAATGCATTATATAATGAATTAGGATCTTCAGTTATGTTCCATGGATTATTATCTGTTTCAGCATCAATTTCAGTGCTACCTCCACTATCTCCTGCCCCTCCTGATGAGGATGATGTAGTTGGTTTTTTATTCATTTTGATAATTAAAATAATTGCTGCTGCTAATAGAATAATAAAAATAATAGGTACTAACATAATTAATTTTTTATATATATAAATATATAAAAAGAAAAGAAGATAGCCAAATTTTATGAAATAGAAGAGCTAATATCAAAATTTGATATAGTTGTTTCTA